CAAGACCCTTAAAATGGACGCTGTACTCATTGATGATATCAAGCAGATCTCCGCTGCGATTTAAGCCCTTCTGCGTGGCCTGTGCGATCAGATTAAAGGCAGAGTCATAGGATAGCCCGAATTGATCTACAAGCATTTTAGCAGCCTTCATGGACTCCTGGGTCTCATATCCAAAGGTATCCCGGAGCGTAATGGCGTCCCGTGTGATATTGGTCAGTGCATCTGCCCTCGTCTCATTGGAGAGCTGGCGGATCGTGGCCATAGTGGCTGCAATATCATCCAGGTCTTCGCCGTACCCTTCGGAATACAGGGTATCCATACTTTGCTCGTAGGACACCATTTGAGCCGCTGTAGCCCCGGATCCCGCTTGTATAGATGCCAGGGCGTCCTCCTTCCCGGCGGCAGGAACGACAACAGCTGTGCCGGCGGCAATACCCATAGCGCCGATCTTGCCGAGATCGGATGCCGCATCCTTTACATCCTGGTACTTCCCTTTTAGGTCGTCCAGACTGTCTGCAAGGTCATCTGTCTGCTTAGCAGCAGATCCTGCGGCATCACCGGTATCCCGGACGGCGTCTGCAGCATCGTCCGCTGACCGGGTCAGATCATTAGCTGCTTGCTCCGTGTCTGCAAGCTTCTGTTCGAGCTTGTGGAGCTGATTCTCGGCCCGGATGGTCTCACGTTGCAGGGCTCGGAATTGCTCTTCGCCGATGTCGCCCTTTTCAAACTGTTCTCGGGCAGACTTTTCAGCCGCTTTGAGAGTTTCCAATTTCTTGGAAGCCCCTTCAATAGCAGAAGCAAGTACTTTTTGCTTCTGTGCAAGCAGGTCGGTATTCTTAGGGTCAAGCTTCAGAAGCTCGTTTATTTCTCGGAGTTCGTCATTGGATTTCTTCGACTGTTTTTCAATTGTTTTTAATTCTTTGTCCAGATCGGAGGCATCGCCGCCGATCTCCACCGTCAAACCCTTAATTCGAGTCCGGTCAGTTGCCACGAATAGCACCTCCTCCTGTCATGAGCTTTCGCAGAGCATCCCGGTCCGGCTCCGTCTGGATCCGACACCAAGCGTTGACGAGATATTCCTGCCCGGCCTTGGTCCGATTCAGTGCAGATACATATGCGTCAAATCGCAGGATCAGATAATCGATCATATCAAGATCCGGGATCTCCGCAATAGAAATATTGGCATACTCCGCAATCATTCTGAGGATCGAAGTATGCGTGTTAAAGCCGTGCCGTATGTCTCCGGTCTCGTCATCCGGATAATACGGCAGCTTCAGTTTTTTGACTCAATGACTTTCGTCAGCCAACTCATATAATCGTTCAGAAATTCTGTCAGATCCGCAATGGTGAGATCCTCCATGCATTTCTGCGCGTCGATTTTCTTGGCGGATGTATTGTGGGATAAGAGAGCTGAAGTAAGATAGTACAGCTCGTTGTATTCCGATGCGGTACCGTTTCCATAGGAATTATGTTGCAGGATCAAGCCAATACGCTCAAAGCTATCAGTCAGAGCCTTGGTAGGCGTTCGCAATACCAATACATCGCCATCCGGCATGGTAAACCGATATGTCGCACGGGGCGAGCCGCTCAGATCCAGTCCTGCGTAAGTGGTGTCCAATTTGGACACCACATTAGGCGCCTCATCATGACGATATGCAATCCGTCTGCGACGGTTAGCATATATCGCCACAATGGTAAGGAGCACTGCCAAGATCAAGACAAGGCAACTAAAAATCATCATAAATGTTTCCATATACCCTCCTACAATGAAACGACAGGCGGTGCGGAGATTGTTCCACGCACCGCCTTGGTTGTTGTGTAAAATTATTCTGCGTCAGGATCCTCAGCAGGATCGGCGGTAGGCTCGGCGGTAGGATCGGCGGTAGGCTCGTCACCTTCTGCGCCAAGATCTTCGAAAATAATGACACGGGTTCCCTCGTTATCACAGGGGATGCCGGAGAATTCAGGTTCCAGCTTACTTACGCTATCTCTGGCGAAAGGGATGGAAAGTCCGGCACCATTGGAGCCAATCATGGCTACATACAGAGGCGAATACTTTTTGTCCGTATGTTTAAAGATAACGATATACTGCTTATTGGTATCGTTGTCCAAACCGCCGATCTTCAGAGTATTGAACCGGCCATCCGGAGACTTAACAACACGACCGGTGCGAATGAGCTTCGCCATACTGTGCAGGCCCCAGGAGAAAAGGCCGAACTTCATTTTAACATCTTCCTCGGTGAGAACCTCTCTGGACAGGGTACCATGATCGTCGGACTCCTGATGGACGGTCACGCTGTAGGTAAGAGTAGATCCTCCCTTGCTCTCTCCGGCAAGATTTTCCGGCTTGCAAAGGGCTACGAGTTCCGCCTCAGAGGGGATGGTATCACTTTCTGCCAAAACGAGATAAGTCAACCCGCTGCCGAGAGGTACCGTTTTGACAGTTCTTTCAGAATATTTCATTTGGATTCCTCCTATTCGTCATATTCCACCCGTTCCGTATAGGAAAAGGTGTATGTGGTCATAAGCAGCCTGAGTTGCAGATCTAACACACGAGGCTCCTTACGCCAGTGCAGCTTTTCACTGTTAAGAGTTTTTTGGAGCCGTCTGCGAGCCTCGTAATCCTCTTGGTCCATAGGCTCATACAGTTCTAACTCGATATCGTGATGCTGGAGCTCGTTACCATAGTCTGAGCCGTCAGCGGTCACGGTTTCGCCCCATGCGGCAAAGGTGCCGTCTGGTTGTTCCGGCCAGTAGGTTTCACCGCCGGGGATCTCCGCCTTTTCCAGAATCTGATCAACAAAGTGTTTCATTCTATGAAGTACCTCCTTATGGCTGCCTCATAGTCCCGCAGGACCGTATCCAGGGCATTTTGCAAGAAAGGATTGCCAGGGACAACACGATTATTGCGGAGACGGCGGGACTTGGCTATCAGATGGGTCAGCCGGTAGTTGGGCTTCTTCACATACCAAATGTATCGACTTGCTCCGAACCAAGAAGCTTCGAGCTTCTTATATGCAATGGTAACATGGAATCGTGGGCGAGCTATTTTCTTTTTGGGATCGCGATGCCCTCTCGGAGCATTGCTTTTCGTCATAGATACAAGACGTTCCACAGCTTCCATTGACAGCTCATCCAAACGATCACCGCAAGTCAGAGCGTAATTCATCAGAATTTCTCGGAGCTCTGCATCAAACACCTCCGGAGATATTGCCCTTAGCTTAGCCACGGTAGCTCACCCCTGTCAGTCGCACATTCCTGTGCCGTTCAAAGTAATCATCGTAGGCTGTGACCTTGAAGTATGCCGGGCGTCCGGCACCGTCCGTGCCGTATCGGATCCGATAGCTCTGGGTATTCATCCGCATAGCAGCCACCGTGGGGCTATAACGCACGTCGAAGTTAAGGGCCATAGGAGCCTGGACGGCAGCTCCGTCCAGGGACTCCTCGCCCTTCGCCTTATTGACTGCGGCATGGAGAGTAGCAACACTTTCCCACTCCGGTCCGGACTTCCGCTCCAGATGAATGATCTGATTTCGTTTCATGGCGACCTCCTAAAAGGCAGGATCTGTCTGATTTGACACAGCCTCGTTCTTGAGCTGATTGATCAAAGAGCGAAGCCCAATGGTCAAATTCCCGGTCACACCGCCGTCGAACCACTCCAGGACAAGCGAGAATGCTGCAAGACGATACTTTTCGCTATCTGACTCCTGTATACCTGCCCCGCCTAAATAGTCTCTTGCGGCGTGATACAGCATTGTCAAATAGCTGTCATCCTCATCGTGATCGATCCGGCAGTGCACCTTTAACAGGCGCAGGACTTCCGGATCCATCAGACGGAGATGCCACGCTTCAGCATGGATGCGGGATCCAGCTCCTGAGCATCCATAGAGCACATAACGCGAGCTTCCCAGCCACCCTTTGCCCAGGCTTCGCCGCCCACATTGGTGGTGTTCATAGTCATGCCGTTACGGATAAACAGAGCTGCAAAGGCTGCCAGATTGCCTGCATAGAGAGGAGCGTAAGTCACGGAAGCTTCCTCAATATCGGGGATCAGATCCACATCAGCGTAGACCACACGGCGACCCTTGATACGGTCAAAATCGCCGGAAACATCCGGCT